GCCGCCGGCCGGATCGACCATGGCCGCCCGGCCCGCGTTGGTGATTTGCAGGACAAGCGCGGTCATCAGGCACTCCCATCGAGAAATTGGCCGGCATCGTCGGTCAGGGGCTCGCCGATCTCGTCGGTGATCAGCACAGCCCAATCGGTGCCGCTGGTGTCGGGGCCGGCGCTGGCGCGGCGGTAGAGCGCGGCGCGCGCGGCGCCCGTGGCCGCCGTCGCGCCGGCAACGGCAAGATCGATCACCACATCAAAATGGCTGCGCGCAGGCGAGACCCGCACGACATCGGCGATGATCTGCGCGGTGGTCGCGGCCGAAACGCGCGGGCCGCCGGCCGGGCCATCGGCGCCGAGCGCGGGCAGATGAACGGCAAAGGTGTGTGGCACTCCGCGCGGGGCAGTCTGGTGCCACTCCACCAGCGTGGCCAGCGCATCGATCCCGGCCAGCGCGGTCTTTACCGCCGTGACGCTGCCCTTGCGGCGCTGGTCCTCGATCGCGCGTGCGGTCACGGCGCGCTTTTGCTCTTCGGACCACTCGGCATCCCACTTGTCGACCGAGAGCGACCAGGCCAGCCAGGGCAGCACGGCCACCGGGCACGCCCAAGGGTCCCACAGTTGCTCGATCGGCAGGTCGATGTCTTCGAAACGCAGGCCCAGGCGCGCGAGCGCGACTTCGAGCGGGGTGGAGTTGGGCGGGAGCAGGCTGTCACTCGACACGGCCGGCGATCCTCACCGCAGTGCCCACGCAATTACCGCATTGCGTCTTGCTGATCGCCACGTCGGCCACCGGCTTGTTGATCAGCGCGTTCTGAACGCCGGCCACCACGGCAGCGGCATAGAGCCCGGCCCGCGTGATCGACCGGCCCAGCTTGCGCGAGGCGGCCTTGTAGGCTTCCACCCCTTCCTGCGCGGCGGCCAAAACGATGGTCTCGTCCGGGCCACTGAACAGCACCAGGTCGATATCGATCTCGTAATCGACAATCTCGGCCGAGCGCACTTGCGGCCAGTCGGTGAGCGGGCGCACGTCTTCGTCTGCAGAGACAGCCAGTTCGACCGCTTCGATCTCGTCATCGCTGGCCGAACCATCGCCCAGGCTGGACAGCAGTGACACAACCACTGTGCCCGGCCAAATCGCACCGTCGAGGGCGGCAGTCACGGCGGCGACCAGCCCGGCATCCGCGCCATGATCGTCCAGCACGCCCAGCATCAGCGCGCGGAGATTATCGGGCCTGGGACTGGTGACACTGGCATCGGCCAGCGTGTTGGCGGCCGACAGTGCATAGTAGCGATAGGCGCTGGCCGGTCCCGCCACCGAAAAGGCTTCGGGTGCCAGCTGGATACGCGCCTTGTAGGGATCGTCCTGCTCTCCGGTCAGGCGCTTGACATTGAGTAGGGCGCCCAGTTGATCGAGATTGCTGCCGCGCGCGTAGGCCAGCATGACTTGCTTGGCGCGCTCGTTGAACTGTTGGCGCAGCAACAGCTCCCGATAGGCATAGACCTCGAGCACCTTGACCGCCGGGTCGCTGGTCACCGTCGCATCAAAGGTCGGGAGATCCTCGATCATCTTGGCCACAGCGGCGGCGCGGATGTCCTCATAGGACATCTGCTCGACCACGGTGGGCGCCGGGAGCTGGGAAAGGTCAATCGCGGTGGTGCTGTCAGCCATGGCCCCGGCATGGCGCGGCTTCGCGCGCGCGGGGAGGCGCTGGGCGGGTAGAGGCGGGCTCTACCTAGTCCGGCTCGATCATTTCGGCCGCGATCAGCATGGCCAGATCTTCGTCTTCATCGGACAGCCCGAGCAGGCGGCGTTCGGGGTAGCGCGCGCGGATGCGCTTGCCGTTGCGCAGGCGGCCAACGGTAATCGTTTCGCCGAACTGGCTGACGCGGCCCATGCGCGCGGCGACGGGGGACACTGGCGACAATTCCACGCCGTCCTGATCGGCATCGATCTTCCATTGCTTGGCCATGCGCAACCCGCGAAACATCTTGGCGCCGGCCTTCATCCGAAGCCGGCCCCTGCGGTCATAGCGGGCCTTGCGCGGCTCGAACGGCGTGCCGTCGGGGTTGGTGTTCGAGCTGATGCGTTTGAGGTTGCTGCGGCGAAGGGCCTGGCCCAGCTTGACGGCGGCGCGTTTGCGCTCGGCCGGGGAAAGACCCTGCAGGATCTGGCCGAACCATTCGTCGAGCCTGGTCAGGTCATCGTCAGCCATCAGGCGGCCGGATCAAACGGGGCGATCTGGCCGTCACCGGTGACGGACACCGCCTTGAGCACCGGGACAGCATCGAGGCCAGGGAAAGGCAGATCGTCGGCGAAGAGCGGATCGGGCTCTGGCAGATAGTCCACCTGCATCTTGCCCTGGTTGTTGATGGCGCAAGTGACGTTCTGGGTCAGGTCGATCTGGATCAGCGCGTCATACGTGCCGTTGTCGAGCACATCGAGATCCAACGCGAAGGCATCCTTGCCGGGCGCCAGCAGATCGGGCTGGTTGATGCGCAGCCACGCACAGATGACATAGCCGACCGATGCGATATCGGTGGTCATGTCCATCAAGAGGACGTTGACGCGGTAGGCCATGGCAAAACCGAACGTGGGCGTCTGCCGGCATTGCACTGTGCCGCGATCAGTCCACACGCGCAGGCGCTCGTTGGACTTGGACAGATCCTTGATCGAGGTGGAGAGCACCTGGCGCAGGCTATCGATCTTGCGCATGGATCAATCCCACAAGCTGACGGTTTCGAGGGTCTGCGCGGCGGCCGCTGACGATGCCTCGGGCAGGGTGATGACGGTGCCGGCGGGCAGGCGCGGGCCGAGCGCGGCGAGGCCGGGGTTGAGATCGAGCACCTGCTCGACCACGGTGCGCGTGTAGCCCAGCACGCGCCAACAGACCTGGTCGACGGTTTCACCTTGGAGGGCGATGGCGGTGCGGGACCTGGTCACGCCTTCGGCTCATTCATAGTTCGGCGCTCTGGACGCATTAGTATCAGCGCCTGTAGATGGTGCAGCGAGCGGCGAAATTCAGACACGTCGTCCGGATGCTCCACCGGCAGGCCGACAAAAACGTTCCAAGCATTGACCAGATGGCCAATCACTTCGTGTTCGTTTGGCGTCATCGCGCCGATCTTCATATGAGCCTCACCCGGTTGCGGCCCACCGACTCGGCGCCGATCGAGCGGAGATCGGCCACGGCACCCAGCGCGATGCGGCGCGCCTCATCGGCCGAGGTGTCCTTTTCGATGGCGCGATCGAGGCCCTGATCGGTGGCGCTGATGTCGCGATAGGCCGCGTACAGATCCGCCGCGGCGAAATAGGTGACGATCCGGTCCCATAGCTTCTCCGCCACGTTGGCGCCGTTGAGCGTTTCGGTTGTCACGGCGGCCAGCTGTGCCACCCCGGCGGTGGACTTGGCGGTCCGCCAGGCCGCCAGTTCGCGAAAGGCGTGCAGCATCGCCCCTTCGATCGCCATGGTGAGGCGTTCGGTGCTGATCGTGCCATCGCCCAGGCGAACGGAATCGCGCACGGTGGAAAGCTTGACCGGCGGGAACCAGCCATCGGCCACCACCTGGGCGTCATCGGGATCCCAGGGGGCGGCAGGGACTGCAATGACGCCGGTGGACATGATGGCGATTCCTCAAAGGTTTTGGGGGGTGGGGATGGTTGGCTGGGCTTCACCGCAAAGCGGTTGCACAACCCGCCATCCGCCCCCCAGCGCCGTGGGCGATTGGTGGATCAGGTGGTGGCGGCCTGCTCGGCCATGGCTTTCTTCTGGCGCTCGAGCCGTTCGATCTCCTTTCTCACGCCGATGTTGCGATCGAGCACCAAGGCGCGAGACAGCGTGGTGAGGGCGGCCTCGATATAGGCGGCCTTGCCACCGGCGGGGGCATTGTCGGCGGCCGGATCGAATTCATCGGCCTTGCGCGCGAAGCTGCGGCCGATGGCCTTGTAGAGCTTGGCCATGACGGGATCGGGCATATCCGCACCGTTCACCAGTTCGAGCGTGCGGAGCAGCGCCTCGTGCGGGACGGCTTTGGCCTGGGCCAGGGCGGTGCCGGCGATTTCCTCGGCCACGATGCAGGCAACCGTGCGGGTGAAGCCAGGCAGCACCAGGTGGAAGCGGATGGCGTGGGCAGCCAAGGCAAGGGCATAGTCGAAATCGCGATAGTCGATCGCCCAGAGCATGTTGGTGACCAGGATTTCGTCCTGGGCCGCCTTACCCTGATCCCCGGCCTCGAGAACTCCGTCGATCCACGCAGCGAAAGCGCCCGCGAATTCCTTCTTCTTGGGGATGCGCGCCTCGTGGCTGGCGATTTCCTTCAGAGCGCGCAGGTTGTCGTGGAGCAGCACGCGCAGGGCAGCGTATTCCTTGCCTTCGGGCGTGCTGGTGTCCGGCTCGGCCGGCGCCGTGCTTTCGGTGGACGGGGCGGCGCCGGCGCGGATGGCCTGCACCCGCTGCTTGTGGCGGCGGAAAGGGCTGCTCATGGGCTTGATCCTGTTGCGGGTGGTCCGCAGGGGCGCGTGGCCTCCCCTGCGGTGCGCTGGCTCCGGGGTGCCGCCGGCCACGGCAGGTCCCCCCATCGACGCCCTCGGTATTACGGGCGCTCGCCGAACGTGATGTTCTCGGCCATGACCGCGTGATCGGTGCTCTCGATCACGTAGCCTTCGTTGACCGAGTTGTAGTCGACCAGCGAAGCCATGTTTTCCGGCTCGTCCTTGATGTAGCGGCGGCGCGAACCTTCCTGATAGTAAAGCGAAAGGTTGCTGCTGTCGGGCACGCTGGGCTGGCCCAGCGGCGTGATCAGCATCGTGCCCTCGGGGAAGTACGGCACAATCACGGCCGGGCGTCCGCCGATCTGCTTGGCAGACATGACGATGTCGGTAACGACTTGGTCGCTGGTAGACTTACCGCCATCGATGGTGTCCGACAGGGGCCGGTTGATCATGGGGAAATACTTCTCGTCCACCAGATCCTGCGAAACGATCACGACGTGATCGGTCGATGCGCGTGCCCAGCTCGGCATGCCGGAGATCAGGTCATAGGCCAGCGCGTCGATGTTCTTGTAATCGCCGTCGGCGGTGCTGGCGTCCTTGCCGATGTAGATCGCCTTGGCGGAGCCGGTAGCGGTGGTGACACCGCCAGCAGTGACGGTGTTGCGGCCCATGACGTGATCGGCGCGTTCCAAGCGCAGCTTCTGCAGCCAACCGATGTTGACGTCTTCGCCCATGGGGTTTTCTTCAGCATCGGTGTCGTCGGCCGCCGTGGTGCCGTGCCAACCCACCATGATGCGGCTTAGCGCCACCGAGATCGCGACTTGGCGCGAATAGCGATCGGCGAAGTCCGGGAAGCGCGACCAGTTGTCGATCAGTTCCCACGGGAGCCAGGTGTCGAACAGGGTGTCGTGCAGCTCCCATTTCCGATCCTGCAGCAAGCCGGCATACTTGGGCTGGCGGGGCAGGTTGGGGCGGCTGCGGCGCGAGGCCACCATGTTGGCGGTGCCCAGGCCGATGACCTGGCCCTTGAGATCGCGAACGCCGGGCACGTTGATGCGCTGCAGGAAGCCGACGTTCTCACGCTGGAGATCCTCGAGCCGCTGTTCGGACGAAGGCTCGAGCGAGAACTGCTTGGCCACGCCGCGCGGCGCATTGTTGCGCTGCTGGATGGCGGCGAAAAGACCGTCCAGCGCCCGGCGGCCGCGATCGGAAAGATTGTAACCCATGTTTTTCAGGTCCTGTGGTGACGGGGTGCGGGGCGGGCGGGTGACGGTTTAGAAGACGCCGGCGTAGTTCGCGGCGCCGCCATCGGAGCGGGACCGCGCGGTATAGTTGTGGGCCGGGGTCTGTTCCTGGGTGGCTTCCAGCTGCTGCAGCTTCACGGCCAGGGCATCGCTATCAGCGCGGAATTCGTTGCGCAGATCGGCGATAGCCTTGGAGAAGCTGGTGCCCATTTCTTCGAACAACGGGCGCATCTGGCTGAAATCGAACGTCTGCACCTGCGCAGGATCGACCGCAGGAACTGGGTCCTGCTTCGCTGGCGCAGGGCTGAACTTGGCGGCAAAGCGATCGAGCACGCCAGACAGGCCAGCCAGGAAGCCGGCGCCTGTCTCTCCGCCGGTCTCGTCGGGAAATTCCAGCGCTTCGGCGGTCTCCGCCGAGACGGTAAGAACGCCCGGCAGCGAACGGTTGAACTGCAGGCGCTGGGTGGCGATCGACGCAGGGCTGTCGGTCAGGGCGCAGCCCATAAGATAGGCGAAACCTTTGCCGGCAAAATTGGGCTCGATCTCGATCGACGGATAGACCTTCTGATCGGCCTCGTTGAGCTTCTTGGCATCCGGCGTCACGTCGAACACACCGAACAAGCCCAGGCGGTTTTCTTTCTTTCCGTTGAAATCGACCTCCACCATGCTGGTCGACAGCTCAAGCACGTCGCCATAGGCCCGAAATGGACCATCGCCGCTGATACCTCGGATGTGCTCGATGTTGAGCCGGGCGCCATAGGTCTTGGGGTTGTAGCTCGAGGCCATCTGCTCGATCATCTTGTCATCGATGGTGCGGCCATCGACAGTCGAGCCGGCGGTAGCGAGCAAGAAGGGCTTGGTCTTCATCGGGTGCTCCTGGGCGGTCCTGTTGACTGGGCCTGTTGCGGCGACCCGTGTGCTGTTGCCCTTGAGCCAGCCCGGCGCGGCATCGGCAACGCGGGCGCGCGGTAGAGCGCGCCTCTACCCAGCCAGCAGGGCGACAGGGACGCCGTTTCGGGGTGCATGGCTGTGGCCATGCATCCGACCAGCCCCCCCGACCCGGACGACGACGCCCCGGCGATCAGCCGGCAGGTGGCCCGCGCCCAGCGCAGGCAGGCGCGTTCGCTCCATCATCGCGGGTGGCAGCTGACGCAGATCGCGGCCGAGCTGGGCGTGAAATATGGAACGCTCGCGGCGTGGAAGAGCCGCGATGCTTGGGACGAGGATGCGCCGATCGCGGTGGTCGAGGACCGGCTCGAGGCGAAGATTGCCACACTGCTCGACAAAGACCCGTTCACCGAAGGCGACATGAAGCGGGTGGACTTCATGATGCGCCAGATGGAGCGCGCTGCGCGCATCCGCAAATTCGACAAGACGGGGCGCGAGGGCGATCTCAACCCCAAGATCGAGAAGCGCAACAACGAGGAGGCCAAGGCCAAGCGCGCGGACAAGCGCAAGAATTTCCTGTCGCGCGAGCAGTGGCAGGCGCTGCTGGACGATTTCCACGACTGGTGTTTCGAGTACCAGGACGAATGGTGGGAGCAGCGCCACCAGCGCGTGCGCAAGATCCGCAAGAGCCGCCAGATCGGCGCCACCGTCTATTTCAGCCGGGAATCGGTCGCCAAAGTGGCCGAAGCCATCCTGGCGACGCTAGACGGCGAGAAGGACGCGGCACCACGCAACCAGATATTCCTTTCGGCTTCCCAGCGCCAGGCCAACAAGTTCCGCCGAGAAATCGTGAAATGGGTGCGGCGCGTGACCGGGGTGGAGCTGAAGGGCAACCCGATCATGCTCGACCTGTCGTTTCCGGCAGAGACGGACGAGGACGGCGAGCCGCAGGCGCTGCCGCCGATGGATGCGGTGGGCTTCTATCCGTTGTCCACCAACAGCGCGACCGCCCAAGGCGAGAGCGGCGACTTCTACTTTGACGAATTCGCCTGGGTGCACGGGTTCACCGAGTTGAACGGCGTGGCCAGCGGCATGGCCACGCACAAGATTTACAAAAAGACCTATTTCTCTACGCCTTCGACCAAGACGCACCAGTCCTATGGCTTCTGGTCGGGCGAGGAGTGGAACGCCGGGCGCGCCAAAGGCGACCAGCAGCCGTTCGATATCTCGCATCGCAATCTGCGGAACGGCGCGATCATGCCCGATGGTAGCTGGCAACAGCTCGTCACTATCCATGACGCGGTGGTCAAGGGCCTGGGCAAGCTGGTCGACGTGGACGAGCTGCGCCGCGAGTATTCGGACGAGCGGTTCCGCAATCTGTTCGAATGCGAGGACATCGACGATTCCGAAAGCTCGTTCCCCTACGTGCGGCTCGCGCCGGCGCGGGTGGACAGCTTCTACAAGTGGCGGGATTTCGCGCCCGCGCTGATCGAAATCCCTGGCGGGCGGCCGTTCGGGGAAAAGCCGGTCTGGCTTGGCTATGACCCGAACAAGCAGGGCCGGGACGATGCGGCGCTAGCCGTGCTGGCGCCGCCAGAAAAACCGGGCGGCAAGTTTCGCGTGCTCGAGAAGATCCGGCTCAACGGGTTGGACTTCGCGGGCCAGGCCGACGCTATCCGGGCGGTCTGCAAGCGTTACAATGTCACCGACATATCGATCGACACCACAGGGCATGGCCAAGCGGTGTGGGAACTGGTGAGCAAGTGGTTCCCGCTGGCGCGCAAGATCGAATATTCGGTGGCCACCAAGACCGCCCTGGTGATCAAGGGCCAGAACGTCTTCCGCGCCGGCCGTATTGAATTCGATGCCGGTTGGACCGACGTGATGCAGGCATTCATGGCCATCCGCCCGACGCTGACCGGGAGCCAGCGCGGCGTAACCTATACCGCGCGGCGCAACGGCGAGATCGGGCACGCCGATATTGCCTGGGCGATCCTCCATGCCCTTTCCAACGAACCGCTTGATGCCGGTGCCGAAATCCAGGCGCCGGCCGGGCGTGTGCGCTTCCTCAACTGACAGGACCGATGATGACTGAAACCAGCTCGACCGCCCTGGCCCAGGCCCTGGCCGCTCAGCCCGAGGAAAAGGCCAGCCATGCGCCCGCCAGGGCGTTTCGCTTTGGCGAGCCGGAAAGCGTTCTCGATCGCCGCGAATTGGCCCAGTATTTCGAGATTTGGCACAACGGGCGCTGGTACGAGCCGCCGCTGCCAATGGCGCGGCTGTCGCAGACGTTCAACGTCTCGCCTTATCACCGCAGCGCGATCGGCCTGAAGGTCAATCTGCTGGTGGCGCAACAGACGCCATCGCGGTGGTTGGCGGCTGACGTGTTCGAGCGCTGGGCGCTGGATTTCCTGCAGATGGGCAATGCCTATCTCGAGAGCGTGCCGAACCTGGGCGGGCGCATCGCCGCCCTCGCGCATAGCCCAGCCATCCACACGCGCGCCGGGATCGATCCCGACGTGTTCTGGTGGACCAACTGCGCGCGTGGGGATGAGCATGCCTATGCGCCCGGCACCATTTTTCAGTTGCAACAGCCGGATGTGGCGCAGGAAATCTACGGACTGCCCGAATGGCTGTCGGCGCTGCAGAGCGGGTTGCTGTCGGAAAACGCAACGCTGTTTCGCCGCCGCTATTACCTCAATGGAGCGCACGCGGGATTCGTGTTCTATTTGAGCGAGCCGCTAGCCGATAATGCGACTGTCGATGCGATCGAGCATCAGCTCGGCAGCGCCAAGGGCGTGGGCAACTTCAAGAACATGCTGGTCTACATCCCCAAGGGCAAAAAGGACGGCATTCAGATCATGCCGATCGCCGACGTGACAGCGAAAGACGAATTCTCGGCGGTGAAGAACATCAGCCGCGACGACATGTTGGCCGCGCACCGCACGCCGCCGATCCTGATCGGCGTGATCCCCCAGGCGGCAGGCGGGCTGGGCAACATTGGCCAGACCCGCGATGCCTTCTTCGAGACGGAAATCGTGCCGATCATGCGGCGCATGCTTCGGCTCAACGACTGGACCGGCCTGCCGGTGCTCGCGTTCCGCGATTACGTGTGCAGCGATGGCAGCGTGATCAAGCAAGACGGCACCCGCGTGGCGGCCGGCGCGCGATAGGATTTCCGCCCGCCGGCAGAGGCGGGGGAAGGGGGCGTTGCACCGCCCCATTCCGACGACCGCAGATCGTCATGTCCCCAGACAGGCCCACCCGAGGCCATCCCGCCTGCCGACTCGGCGGTGAGAACATATAAGGAACATTTGCGATGTTGTCGAACGTGCTGGACCAGCTCGAGCCGGTCAGCCCCACGCGCCCGCCTGCGCCCTACATCGGCGGCAAAAAGATGCTCGCCAAGCGCCTGGTGGCGCAGATCAACGCCGTGCCGCACACCCTTTATGCCGAGCCATTTGTGGGCATGGGCGGCGTGTTCTTCCGCCGCGATCAGCGCCCGAAGTGCGAGGTGATCAACGATTGGTCCGAGGACGTGGCCACATTTTTCCGCATCCTGCAACGGCACTATGTGGCGTTCATGGACATGCTGCGCTGGCAGGTGACTTCGCGCGCGGGGTTCGAGCGGTTGCGCCGGCAGGATCCTTCGACGCTGACCGATCTCGAGCGCGCTGCGCGGTTTCTCTACCTTCAGAAGCTGACGTTCGGTGGAAAGGTGGCCGGGCGCGTGTTTGGCGTTGCTACCACCGGCCCAGCCCGGTTCGACGTCGCCAAGGTCGGACCGATCCTCGAGGCAGCGCACGAGCGGCTTTCCAGCGTGGTGATCGAGCGCTTGCCATGGTCGGATTTCCTGGCGCGCTATGACCGGCCGGGAACGCTGTTCTATCTCGATCCCCCATATTTTGGATGCGAGGGAGACTATGGCCGCGACCTGTTCGACCGGGGCCAGTTCGAGGCAATGGCCGAGCAGCTGCGTGGCATCAAGGGCCGCTTCATCCTGTCGCTCAATGACCGGGCCGAGGTGCGGCGGATCTTCGACGGTTTCGCGATCGAGGCAGTGCCCGTGCGTTACACCGTCGGCGGTATGGCGCAGAGCCAGGTCGTGGGGGAAGTGATCATTAGCAATTGA